AGACGCGACATCGAGATCTCGGTACTGTTGTTGCCCACGAAGAATTCACGCAGCGCTAGCGTAGTACCGCCCGATGCTAGGATGCGGTAATACTCGACGTTCTGGCCCGGGTTAATATCGTACCAGATCCACTCGTTATCGGTGACCGTAGTCAGAGCGGCGCTCTCCAAATTCGACCAAGTAGTGCCATCCATGCTGTATTGCAACGCGTAGGTCCAAACGGCACTACCGCCACCGGAGACGTAGGGAAGGACGCCGATCGAACCCGCGTAGATGGGGTTATCAGTACCGAAAGCTACAGCGATGTTGCCATTCGCTGAGGTTTGCTGGCAGATCGTATCGACGTCGCCGTCGAATGCATTGGCGACATTACCACCAGCCGAAGAAGAATAAGCCCCGCTTGGGCGGTCCAAAGTACGATACAACGCGTTGAGCACGTCAATCGAGCCTTTGGGCAACGAGTAGATGTAGTTATTGGCGGTGACGCCGAATACCTTCTTATCAATCGCCCAGTAATTGATGCCGATGTTGGACAGATTTGTGAGTAGAATAAATAGCGATTCACGGGCCGAAAGCTGCTGCTCCGAGGTCAATTCCTCGGCGAGTTTACCGCACCGACGAGCACCGTGGTCAATGAACGTTTGTACATTGAGGACTGTTTGGCCTACTGTATTTGAATATGCCATCTTACCACCCTGGACAATTCCACCGTTGCATCGAAGCCCGTGATCGACTACCCTCCTCGGACTTTTTGGCTACCGGCCCCATCCTTGCGCAAAAAGAATCTTTCCGTGCACCACCCTGTGGTTGTGGTGGTTTTAGATCGGAGCCAGTTGCACGATTATACCGCGCCCGGCCCTTTGCAGTCAACCCAGCGCCTTTTTCGACAGGCAATTTCTCGCCTCGACCGACTGCCAGATTCACGTTCTTTTTGCTCATTTTACTTCGGCGGTTTTTGCCGACTGCTTAAAAGCTTGAGCCGTTGGCGCACCCCGGCTGCCCACTCGGCGCATTTTCTCGCCAGAGCCATCAGCGATTCTTTCGCGCTTTGCATTGATGTTGTCATAAAGTCCGCCCCCTTTGAATTTCTTGCCCTCATCGGCTTTGGCAAATTTCTTACCTACCTTTTGAGGAATGCCTACTTTTTTAGCAAAGGCGGGGTTATGAACCACAGCCTCCATTAAGCGGTGTTGGTCGGGTGATTTGCTCGGCATTATGCATACCCTTTAACCATCTCCAATATGCACCAATAGGTGTCACCCGAAGATGCGTCAGCCGTGCTAAATACGATGTCGCCAGTGACGCCAGTGCCGCCATTGTTGATAATGCCGCCGAAAGCGCTCATGTCGAGCGTCTGCGTTGCCCCGGGTGACGACAGAAAGAAGGGTACATCCGTTGTAGCGTCCCAAAACATTCTGACTTCCATGCCGTGATTGGCAATGTAGATTTTAGTGACTGTCACCCTATCGCACGCACCACCCGATGCGCTAGGAGTTAGCGCGGACACGTCTACCTTCAAAACCGCTGATTCACCAGTGCCATCACTGATGTTCGTGAATTTCATGATGACCGTACGCTCACCATCAATTAGCGTTTGGCTCGTAACTGCATCAGCCCTATTTTATCTCCAATTAGAAGCAGGGGCCGAAGCCCCCACTTGGTTCAGCAAACGACGCCGCCTTTTCGGAAAGTTCCAGCGTTACGATTAGTAGAGATAGGCGAACTTGGCGTTTTTGCCCCCTGAGACATTGCTACGGCGTGGCCGCTGTCATTAACAGCTCCCCCCGTAGCGAAGTGCTTTTTTGCAGCACCGCCTTTTTTGTAGCCGCCAGCATTACCCATCTTCACATCACCGGTAGGTGCCGAGTTGTGATCAGGATGAGTGGTGCTTACTTTTGAAGTACCTTTGGTCGATTTGATGATGCCACCACTTTTGTACCCACCCTGGCCGTCCACTACACCCCCGGTCATATAAGCTGCGGGTTTGGTGCTCTTGGCAATACCGCCGGTCTTCAAGCCTTTATGCGCTCTAGACGCTGACTTGTTCTCGTGCGTTTCCAGCTCTTTGCCCACACCCTTGATAGCCTTCATCTCGGCTTTGTGCATCTTGGGTGTTTCCATCTCGCCACCTTTTTTCATAGCGGGACGAGCTGGCATCGGGGGCATAGCGGCTTTACCAGCCATGCCGGGTGCGCGACGAGCCATGCGCTTCGCAGCCATAGCACGGGCAGCGCCCGGAGCACCCATCGGGGGAGCCATAGGCATAGCGCCAGCCAAAGCTCCCATCACTCCACCATCCATCTTCTTGACGGACTTTTTATCGCCCATCTTTGGGAAGCCTTCCGCTTTCATTCGAGCGAAGGTGGCTGAACCGCCAGTCTTGAGTTTAAGCTCGACTGACGGCTCCGTGGTCATCATTTTGACCATTGGTTTAAATTGGCCCATGCTGTTCTCCTTTAGGCTTGTGTGACGCCAAGAGCGCCAATACGGGTTGCATTCGGACCTGCCGCAATTGCTGGCAGGGCTATCCCCATTACGAGGCGCTTGATGCCGTCGCAAGCCGATGAGGGTAGGTAAGTTCCGCGCACATCACCCGTGGTTGTGGTGGCCGTCAAGGTAGCGGCGACAGTCATAGTGCCAGCATCTTCAGCCAAGGTATTGTCCCAACCAGCGCGGGTAACGTAACCTCGATCGGTGATGCGCAATGGCGCACCTAAGATGTCGGTCGTACCTACCGCAACAGTTACCACGCTAGCACCGGAAGCGGTGACACTGGCGATTTGGTAGAAGGCTTTTTTACCACTGACCGTGGTCGAGGCTACCGTGCCCGTGGCAATTACCTCGCTCATGGCTTGACCGTAGTAGTCGTAACCAGAAACGGTGATGTTAACAGAGGTCGGCGAACCAGCACCTGTAGTAGTAGAGACAGCACGGGGGCAGTCAAGTTGTAAGCCTGTCGTACCACCATAGATCGTGGCGGATGTCACTCCAGCACCCGCAGCTAGCGTAAGTGTGGTAGCAGTTGTGATGACTGCGGCGACAATGTTGGTAGTCAGTTTTGCTTGTGGAACAGCATCCCAAATGTAGACGCGGCCCAGTGGTCCAACACCCAGGGTCATTGGGGACGGATTTTGCAGCAAAGCATTACCGGAACCAATGATCGTAGCGCTAGCCACAGTTTGTGAGGCGCTTACGGTGTAGGTGCCAATACCCCCAGTACCAGTACCAAAAGCGGTAATGTAGGTTCCGTTGGTCAGCGACGTCGAACTGTCAATGAACATGCCCACAGCAATCGAGTCACCGGAAAGCATGGCAGTGACGGTCAGTGTCGTGGTGGCAATTGAACCAGTGAAAGTCGAAACAGCGGGATAGGCGTCTGCACCCTGGGTGGTAACAGCGGAACCTAGGAAAAGGTCATCCGAGAATTGAGGCATGGTCTGCTCCTTGAAAAGTTTGACCAAACAGTTAACAAAAATGGGGGGGCTGAGTGTTACCCCAGCCCCTGATGGCGTTTATTAGACGCCAGGAGTACCGTACATAGCGCGTGGGTCGGTGAAGCCGACTTGGTAACGCTCGGTTGCTTTGTAGCGCATCGAGTCAGTCTCGAAATCGCCTTCCATGGTTTTCTCCAATGCACGACGCATGAGGAGCTTCATGCCCTCAGGAGCGTCGGATTGAACCCACCATGCATTCGCGTTGGTCAAACGGGACAGGACAGCGGCACCTTCGTCCAGCAAGCCAATAGACTTGACAGGGTTGATGTCGTTGTTCGCAGTACCCGCACGCAACACCGATTTCAGCAACACTTCAGCTTGGAAGACGTTACCGGGAGCCACGATCAATTGACGTGGAACCAAGCGGATCTTCTTGCCGTTGTTGTCCACTGCTTGGCGGATCTGGATGAGCATTTGCTCAAGCGAGGTCTGCGACAAGTTAGCGGAAGTCGACAGCAGGTTGCTGAAAGTACCATTCACGATGGGGTGAGAAGCGCTGTTCAACTGAACGCCGTCACCACCGGCATAGGAACTATTGAAAGCGCGGTTCAGAATGTTAGCTGACAGCGTTTCTTTGGTCTCAATCAGTGATTGGGCGAGGTGGCGAGCGTAGACTTGGCCAATTCGGATGTGGTCGCCGTCCTCTACCAACACTTTGGTCAAGGCAAAGGCGAGGCCAAAGACTTGATACACATAGCGTTGCAGAAACAGGACACCACCTTGTTGGTAGGTCACTGGAGTACCATCGGGCAACTGGGGAGCTGCGCCGAAACCGTACAAGACGGGTTCTTCATGGTAGTTACGGGGAATGCCCTGTTCCTCGCGGAACACACGGGACCATTCGTCTTTTCGTTGGTCGTACACGCCGTCGAAGCATTCGTTGAGGATAGGTTCAACAATACTTCTAAAGTCCGTACTGCGCATCGGAGCGGCCATGGTTTAGTCCCCCTTAAATAGCATTAACGGTCGCATTGTACTGCGATTCGTTAATAGTTACCCGCACAATCGTGTACGTATCGCCCCAAGCATTGTCGGGGTAAGGAGCCAAATCGACGATCCGCATCTGAGCAGAGTTACCAGAGCCGACCAGAGTGGTAGACAAGGTGCACTGCGACAAACCGGTGGTCGTGGAACCAGCGGTAGTAGCGGCGAGGTCGGCTTGATCGCCAATGGAGGTCTGAGCCAAAGATCCGTTAGCTTGGATTTCGTAAACGATGTTGGGGTCGTTATAGAAATAAGCAACGCACGAACCGGTGACGTAAGCCGTGTTGGCTGGCCAAGAGTTCGAAACACGACGACGTCCTGTGGTATCAGTCCATTCCACACCGGCGAAAGCTCCTTGGAAGGAGTCTCCAGCGGCAGCAACGACCAGCACGCCGCTCGTATTGAGCTTGACCGGCTGGCCTTTCAAAATGTCGGTGTTGTACGCCGACGCAATACCGTCAGCCAACGCTTGAGCGCGATCCAAACCAGAGGGGTGGAAAGCTGGGCGCAGACCGAACGGTGCATTTGTAGAAGACATAGTCTTTTCTCCAATGAAGTTCGAGATCCGTTAGGTAAATACCGGAACGGGCATGGGTTTGTCAAGCTCACGGATTCCATCGCCTTCAATATCGCCTAACGATCGACCCTTGCTGTCACGCGGACCTAGGTTGTCAGCCTGAATACGGATTTTGTCCGCTTCATCCTGAGGCGCAAAGTGGTGCAGCTCTTCCATGATGGACTGGTAAATGTCCTCAGGAATTTTATACAACAGCATCTCGTTGCACGCGATATACCCAGCTTGTTCACCAGCTTTAACTTTGTAGTTTTCAAAGCCCGGAACTTCGTCAATCATGACTGGAGTATACCCCATACGGAGGCGTTTGTGGATCGGATCGTAGCCGTTAGTTGTCGACAGCCAGATCGCGTGATATCCCGGCATATCCGGGGGCTTGGGGAGGGACTCTTGTGTCCACTCGTTCCGGAACATCCTGCGACGCTCCTGATCACTAGCCAGCTGTGTAGTGGCATCGGCACGTTGGCGATCCTGCGATGCGCGGGATTCACGGCCACCAGCGGTAGTATCTTTTTTTAGACGGTCATCTTTCATGTTCTCAGCTCCTGTTGGCGTTTAAGCGGTCATATTCAGCGTATTTCTTGATCATCTTGTTGCGGTCGGCCATACTGTCCCACCGACCCGCATCTTTGATCGCCTTCACACGCTCTGGAGACAGACGGAACTCGTTCGGTCTTAACGAATTACTTGATTCCCGCCCAGATCCTGTAACCACTTGCCTTGGTCTCCGATTTTGAGTAGATGACTGATCGTCATTTCCACCATTATAACGGTGAGGCAGGTATTTTGTCAATCTATTATCCAACTCCGACCAGTAATCGGGGGTGTTGGGGTCCCAGCCTTCCTCGACAAGGCTTTCGTCGATCTTGACCGCAACACGACTGTCGGTATCCTTCCCGTTGGGGTCGTACCAATCGTTTCGCGCCATCCAGTCACCGGCCAAACGTTTTAGACGGGGGTCTGTCGCCTTCGGGACTGCCGGGGTGTTGGGAGCGGCTACCGCACGCTTTTTCAGCGCTTCGAGGGATTCGACCTGTCGTCGGGCGTCGTACCAAGCCTCTTGGGCATCGGCCAAACCGGTGCCGTCGGCCATCTCGGTCGCCTCTTTGATCTTCATCTTGGCGTATTGCAGCCGTACATGACCATCCTCGATCGCCTTGTCCAGTCGTGCCACATCGGCACCCGCCGTGCGTTTTTCCAGCACCGCCAGCCGTTCGGTCATCTGCTCATTCTGGCGCTGCAGAGTGGTGATCAGATGGTTAGACTCGGCTGTTCGGGCCTTGTGGAGCTTCTTCTTGAGGTTACGCTCCTCGCGTCGAGCCAGTCGAATGGCCTCTCGCTGCGGATCAGGGTCTGGAGTATTGTCTACCCCACCACTGGAATCATCGTCGTGGTCATCGTCTGAATCCGCTGAGCTTTTCCGCGAATCCATTTCGGCACCACCGCCATTGTCTGGAGCTTCTCCGGGTGGCAGCAACACCGTCGCTGACCCATCCGCACCCTCCGACATTTGCAATTCTACTTTGTCGACCGTGTTCATATGAACGCCTTTACTTTCAAGGGATCTCCAGTCACCTTTGCAATGACTTCGTGATCGTTAAACACACTAAACAACGCCGTTCGGCCTTCGTCCGGGTGCCCATAAGGGACTTCCCAACGATCGCCACCCCATTTGGGCATACGCACGTAGTCTCCGATCTCGATCCAGTTGCCCTCAGGCCACGGATCGAGCGAGTCGCGTTTCTTGAAAGCTAGTGGCCCAAGCGCTATGACTTTCGCCACCTGATTGTTCCACTTCTCAGTTTCCTTGGTCTCTTCGATCAGCACAATACCAGAGCTGGTGACAGTCTTTTTGGTCTGTCTCCACTGGACGAGAACCCGTCCACCTACTGGTTTAGCACCGGGATCAACTGCGGGAAATGCTTCCTGCAACGCTGCTTCATTCAAAGCTTCCGGTTCATTTTTCATTGTCAATGTCCTCTTCCTTTAGAAGATGGTTTAAGGTATCCAGAGCTTCTTCAAGCCCTTGGTGCTGTCCTACCAATCGCTGGTAGGTTTCGAAATTGACGACATGGCCGTCAACTAACGATTTGGCGATCGCCGCTTTGCGTTCTTCGATAGCACCCACGAAGTCGCTGACGTATCGCATTATTTTTTCTTCGCTTGCATCAACGCGCCGACTTTGGGCTTGGTATTGCTAGAAGACTTGGTGTCCTCTTTCGCGCCCAACGATGACCCGTCGAGCTTCGCACCCATCGCCATGCGTTTGTGCATATTCACATCTTGACCCATCTGACCTGCGTTATTGGTAGCCATTTTGACCTCCTAAGGCTCGTTGTGCGCCTTCCAGCGCGGTGATTGCAGTTTTCTCCTGCTCCAGTTTCAAGACGGAGGCATCCTGCGACAGCTCCGCGTTCTTGATTCGTTCCTCCGTCAGATTGTCGCTCGCATTCGTCGCGATTTCGATCTGCATTTGGCGGTTGTTGTCCAGCATCGTGGCTTGCAACTTCGCTTTGTTGTGCTCCGCTTCCTGCGCGTCCTTTGCTGCACGCCGCTGAGTTTCGGCCATCGAGGTCTGGAGAATCACTTTGTCGGATCCATCCATCGGCGGCTCGGGCTTGTTCTGCTGCATCGTCTGCACGATCTTTTGCAGCGCTGGCATGACCTTGGCGAATGCCTCTTTGGTGTCCATATCGGTGTGCTGCGAGGCCAACGCGTACAGCTTGTCGATCTCCCCGGTGATCCCCGGCACGTCGTAGTCCTCGGGTTTCTTGCCCAGCGACTCCTCCACGTACCCGTTCATATGACCCATGTACCACAGGATCAAGTGCTGCTTGAAATGCTCCAGGAACGAGGGCATGAAAGCGGGGGCGATAATAGGCGAAGACCCCAGCATCGGGTTCAGTGCGAAGTCCAAGTGTGCCTGAATGTGTGCCAACTGGTTCTGGTGGGGGTAGGCGAATGCGGCACGACCGATCGACATCGATGCGTTTTCCTCGGCTGCATTCATCTCCATCGGCTCCACAATGCTCGGCATCAACTCGGAGGGGTTTGGCACCTTCATCTGCTTGATCACCCGCTGGATGACGGCACGCTTGTCGAACTGGTCCGGGTATTTATCCATCAGCGCCAGCACCGCTTGGTTCTGCGCAAATCGCTGGGTTTCGCTGAAAATGTGCGGATCGCTTACCGGAATCACGTCGGTGTTGCGATTGAAGTCCTCGCGTTTGATTGGCAGCTCTTGGACTATGTCTCCCTTGCGCATGTCGTCCAAATACCAGCGGTTGATTCGCTGCAGGATCATCAGCACCCGGCCTTGCGATTGGTGCAAACGTGCGTGAATAGCCGAGAACACCGCTGCACCCTGCTCGATCAGCGCTTGGGTGGTCCCAACTGGGGCGTTGGAGGTGATGTCGGCGATTTTCTCCTCGCTCGTGGTCACAACCCCCTTTGCCGCAGTAGTGAGCCAGCCCAGCAGATTGAAAAGCGTTTCGCTCGGCGGGTTAAAGGGCATCGCCATTGCGATTTTGCGAATGTCGTCGACCCCCGGTGCACCCTCGATCTCGGCCACTTGGGTCACT